GAAGCGTTGATGAACCAGTTACAATTCCAGAAAGCTTGCATGGAGCAGCTTAACTTCATGCCGCGCTCCGCGGCAAAGCAACAATGGGAAAGTCGAATCAGTACGCTGTTGAATGAAATGAAAGACAACGAGAGCGCCATCATTGAGGTTGCTCAAGACGCAAGCATCAGCGGGCAGTTCTACGACTACCTCGAAGAGTTCTGTCGTCACCAACAGCAAGCGCAAGACAAAGAAGAGATATTGCTACGCCGCCCTTGGACTGACGAGGAACAGGATATAACTTTTTTCAGACTAAAAGATTTTGAAGGCTTTCTTCGCAAAAACAAATTTTTCGAATATAAGTCGCACAAGATTGCTCAACGCCTACGGGATATTAATGGCGAAAGTGTTGTTTTAAAAATTAAAGGGAGGGCTGTAAGAGTGTGGCAGATACCATCTTTCGAAAGCGCCGACATGGATTTTAACGTTCCACAGTTTGGCAAACAAGGGGAGGCTCCCTTTTGACCAAAGACCGTAACAAAGACATCGTGTGGATGATTGACGAAAACCGCATGACCAAGACCGCCGTTGCAAAACGTTACAACATCTCGAAACAACGTGTGCAGCAAATATATAAACGGGAGAAAGAAAAGAATGTTCAGGATATTCGGTCCACCGGGAACGGGCAAGACAACAACGCTTCTTAATATGGTGGACAAAGCTCTTGAGCAGGGGGTGCATCCACACCGCATTGCTTTTCTAGCTTTTACCAAAAAGGCCGCCACAGAAGCCAAGGAACGCGCCGCACAGCGCTTTAACCTCGATCCTAAGAAAGACTTAATGTTTTTTCGTACATTGCACTCCTTGGCGCTTACAATGAGCGACATACGCCCAGAACAGGTTATGCAGCCAGAGAACTACAGAGAACTTGGCAATGTTATCGGCATCAGCCTTAACGAAAGCAAAATACAGGCGATGGACGATATACAGGATCTGGTATCGACTTCGGACCCTATACTGGGCCTCATCAATCTGACGCGTCTTAAAAAGTCTGACCTACGCACAGAATACAACCGAAGCAATCTGGAACAGGATTGGAACACGATAAAGTATGTGGACGAATGTCTGCGCGAATACAAAACAAATCTTGGTCTGTACGATTTTACAGACATGCTACAGGAGTTTGTAAACCAGTCCGGCAAGTACTGTCCCAAGTTTGATCTATGCTTTCTGGACGAAGCACAAGACTTGAGCGCCCTACAGTGGGATATTGCCCACATACTAGATGACAACTCCGACCGTATGTATGCAGCCGGTGACGATGACCAAGCTATCTATCGGTGGGCAGGGGCAGACGTAGACCAGTTCATCAACCTACCGGGCGGGTCTGAAACACTCAGTCAGTCTTTTCGCGTACCTCGTCAGGTTCATACAATTGCAGAGGGAGTGGTGCGTCGCATAACGAGGCGCTTTCCTAAACGGTATGAGCCAAAGGATGAACCCGGAAATGTGACGCGGATCGATACTATCACCGGTTTAGACATGTCGCAAGGGACTTGGCTCATTTTATCGCAAGCCGGATACCAATTAACGCCAGTTGCAGCCGATCTACGATCCAACGGCTATCTGTTCAACTATCGCGGCCACCGGTCCATATCCGAAAAGATAAGCGAAGCAGTCAACGGATGGGAGCAACTGCGTCAGGGAAAAGAAGTTACAGGCGACGTCGTTAGAAAAATCTATAGTTTTATGTCTGTAGGTGACCGCGTGAAGCGTGGCTTTAAAAAATTACCGGGCGTTGAAGACACAGACTTGCTTGTCATGAACGATCTAATCAATAAGCACGGCCTTCTGGCTACAGACGATATGATCTGGTCAGAAGCTATGAATAAAATACCAGAAACAGACAGGGCCTATGTCACTGCGCTGCTACGCAGAAAAGAAAAGTTCAACGGCATACCTCGTATTACAGCGTCCACGATCCACGGTGCCAAAGGCGGCGAGGCAGAAAACGTTGTTCTGTTTACCGACATTAGTCCCGCAGCCGACGAAGAGATGCGCCGTAATCCAGACGACATGCACCGCGTATTCTATGTGGGCGTCACAAGAACCAAACAAAACCTCTACATTGTAGAACCAGAGGACGTATCAAGGAGTTATGACTTATGAAATGTTGGCATTGTAAAACTGAACTTATCTGGGGCGGAGACAACGATTGTGAAGATCACGAGGGGTTTTTAATGGAGACAAACCTTAGTTGTCCAAATTGTGGAACTTTGGTTTTAGTTTATCTACCAAAGGAGGAAAAAGATGAAGCGTAAAGAGGTACTTGAAGAAGCCCTAAATTTAATCACCGGAGACAGAGCAGAACACTACGGGGACGCTTTTGAAAACCACGCTCGTATTGCAGAAGGGTGGAATATTATAATAAGAGGAGCAATGGACTCCCACGGATTGCTAACACCGGCCCACGTGGCTTTAATGATGGACTGGGTTAAGACAAGCCGACTATTAGAATCAATCGACCATGTAGACTCATGGATCGATAAGGCAGGTTACACGGCCCTCGGAGCAGAACTGACGGGCCCAAGAAACGAGGAAATAAAAATTGACAGGTTTACAAATGGCCATGTTCGCCCCAAAAAGTGAATGGGTGCCACCACTAGAATTACCAGACCTAACCCAAGCTAAAAAAATAGCTATCGACGTCGAAACAAAAGATCCTAACTTGAAGAGCAACGGGCCCGGTTGGCCCACGGGTGATGGCGAAGTTGTTGGCTATGCTATAGCCACAGATGATTGGGCGGGTTATATACCCGTCCGACACTTCGGCGGAGGCAATCTGGACGAGAAGATCGTCAACAGATGGCTGAAGAAAGTATTTGAGTGTCCCGCAGATAAAATTATGCACAACGCCCAGTACGACCTTGGTTGGATCAGGCAGATGGGTTTTACCGTCAATGGCCGCATTATTGATACCATGGTCATTGCGTCCCTGCTTGACGAGAACAGATTTAGCTACAGCCTCAACGCTCTGGCTTACGACCATCTTAACAAAACCAAATCTGAAAAAGCCCTTGTCGAAGCCGCTAAAGAGTTTGGCATAGACCCTAAAGCGGAAATGTGGAAGATGCCCGCCATGTACGTCGGCCCCTACGCAGAGGCTGACGCTACGTTAACATTAGAACTTTGGAATTATTTCTCCGTACAGCTTGGCAAAGAGGACCTTTGGGATATCGCAAATCTCGAACTGGACCTTTTGCCTTGTCTGGTAGACATGACCTTTCGTGGTGTACGCGTAGACCAAGACCGCGTCGAGCGCACCAGAGACATGCTACTCAAGCGCGAAAAAGAAGTGATGAAAGAAATAAAACGTCTGGCCGGTACAGATGTAGAAATCTGGGCAGCGCAGTCCCTGTCGAAAGCGTTCGACAAACTCGACATAACTTACCCAAAGACAGAAAAAGGCGCACCGTCGTTCACGAAACTGTTTTTAGCAGAGCATGAACACCCCCTAGCCAAGCTCGTAGTTGAAGCTCGAAACCTAAACAAAACGTCCGGCACGTTTATTAATACCATTTTAAAGCATTGTCATGCTGATGGCCGCATACATTCGCACATAAACCAAATCAGATCCGACGACGGCGGTACGGTTTCGGGGCGCATATCAATGTCCAACCCCAACCTACAGCAAATCCCTGCCCGCGATCCAGAGCTTGGCCCCTTGATCCGCAGTCTTTTCCTACCAGAAGAGGGCGACCAGTGGGCGGCCATTGACTTCTCGCAACAGGAACCACGGATCTTGGTGCATTTTGCAAAGACATACAGCATTTACAGGGGCTCGACCTTGGAAGGGACCGACGAGTTCGTCAAAGAGTACAACGAAAACCCAGACACTGACTTCCATACAATGGTGGCCGAGATGGCAAACATACCGCGTAAGCAAGCCAAGACCATAAATCTGGGCATGATGTACGGCATGGGCGTGAATAAACTGTCCGAGCAACTCGATATATCTGTCGAAGAAGCAAAAGACATTATAAAACAATACCATAGCCGTG